ACGCTGTTTATAATCTGCTGCACCTTATCTGGCGGTAGGCCTAAATTGTGAGCAAAAGAAAAGAACCAATGCACCCAACCGGGCTTTGGTTCTTCTTTGAGCATTTCTAAAATTTCTTTTGGAGTTTCTTCCTCCCACTCCGGAAGCGGTCTGGAATGGTTGATGTATTCCTCGTATACCGGCAGGCCAGGGTCATCCGGGTTCAGCGTGGCGAGCAGGTAATCACAGCGCATCGACGCTTCGCGTACAAACTCCATGTCCGCAATATTGATCTCGTCAATATACAGGCATCCGTACTGGCCGCCCAGCGCCTTTTTCCAGCGGGCTTTGTTGTCATAACCGAGAACATATATCACCTTATCGCCAGATGATGGGTGGAATAGCAGATGGGGGAGGGAGTTTTTGCCCTTACCGCCGGCATTGTATTCGACCAAGCTCCCAAAGTCATCAAGGATGCCAAGGTCTTTGTTGATAATGTTTTTTTCAATCGTCCCTAGGTCAAGACCGGCCAAGATGTGGATCTTCTTCGGGCTCTCGGCCACGCGCAGCATAAACTTGAACAGGCCGACAGTCGTCTTTCCTGCTGCCGTTGTGCCTTCAAGAAATTCAACTGGCGCATTGCAACGCAGAAATGACTGGTACTTATCCGACAAGATCAGCCGGTCATCCACCGCCATTCCCCCGAAGCTGGCTCAAAATGTCGTCAAGCTTCTTCTGGCCAGTGTCGAGTTGGCCTTTCACCTCAACCCGATCGGTAAACATCCCGATGTGCTTGCCCAGCAGTTCCAACGCCTTCAACTTGTCGGCCAGCCGGATTTCTCGCTCTACGATTTCTCCGTCATCCGTCGGAATGTTTTTGACCTTAACGCTGGAAATGGCCGCAGTATCGTCGGCACATGCTCCATCGATGACCGTCGCTTTGTTCATATCAATCACATCAGAGGCGTTTACAAAAGCAACTCTGGCCAACTCGCGGACGACGCGGTCAGCATTTACACCGGTGCGCTTTGACCGTTCCGCCATCGCTTTGTCTATGCGCGCGCGTATTTCAGGTTTTTTCAGGTTTTCACTTCCCACCGATCCTGCACTCTCGGGTTTGTATCCTGCACGAATTGCAGCCTGCGTCGCATTTAAATCAATGAGGTATTCTTCGCAAAAGAGTTGCTGTTTCTTGGTCATTCGCCACCTCACCACCTCATTTAAAAATCATAAAAATAGCGAACCGCCTGGGGGGAAGGCAGTCCGCTGGTATCGGTTTAAATTGCCGGATGCTGGCCTCCGGCGGAGCCTCGCGTTTCTCTTCCCCGCGCAAGCCAGCCTTTCGGCATCAAGGTTTTTGGTGGGGCCTCCGGGATTCGAACCCGGTCTCGACCTGTTGCCCCACGATAGTCCCCGGTATTACCGCCCCGGGGAGGCGGGAAGAAAGGAAGAAAAAGAAGGGATGAGATTTAAGCACATCTCATCAACTGTATGATATCACATATCAACGGAACATATGGAACGAATTTAATTGGCCTTGAGATATCGATAAGCCAACTGCTTTACAGATCCTTCCGTGTTACCCCCGCCCACGCTATCCGCAACCTGCTGCCAGCTTAGGCCGTTGACGTACCGCAAGGCCAATATCTGCCGCGTAAGGCTATCCTCTACGCTGTCTATGTATTCGTTCAACCGGTGCAGCTCGTCCCAACACTGGGCCTTGCGGTTGTCGATCATTGACCGCAGATCAGCAATCCGCACAGCATAGTCCCCTACCTTGTCCGATGTTCCGCTTCCGTGTGGCATGCCGGTAATCGCCTGCGTGGTGCCCTCGGCAACGCATTCCAGCTCCTCAAGCTGGCGTTGCAGCTGCTCGATCTCACGATTCAGGTAATATAACTGGGACATTTCCCGGACGGTCACTTTTTCACCTGCTTTCGGGACAACTTTTTAAGATATTCAAAGCTGGCAGAGCTATTACTTTCTCTAGTCATGCCCGCTCTACCTCCCCTTCCTTGATCCCCCAGGCCTTACACGCTCTATCGTATACGCCCGCTCGCTGCAAACAGCGATATTTGCATGTAGGGCACCATTTGTGATGTGCCGGCCAGTATTCCGGCTTTGCAATGGCCTTGATTGCCAGGAATCTCAACCGGCACAGCACATTGGCGTGGATACGGGCAGTATATATGGCGCTATACGCCATGTAGCGGATTTTCCATTTCATCATTGTGCCTCCTCATAAACGATCCTCTGCCCGCACTCCGGGCACCTCTCTGGCCTCCTGCTCGTCTCAGCCCCCCCCCTAGTTGGGCAGAGCAGTACGGGCAGGTATATACGACCGTGCCGTAAAACGTGTATTGTTCAATCGCCTGTTCCGGCGGTTTGCTTTTTCTGACTTTTCGCATCGGATTGCCTCCGTTCGTTGATCTTCTGCTCAATCAATTCGTAGCTCACCATTTCGCCCCGCAGTAGACACAGGCATTTTACCGCGGCCAGAAGAAGATCGTAAGGGTCTGCCTTGCCGGATTCTTTGATCAACTGCGTTAGTAGATCTCCGGACAGTTTGACATGCTCCTGCTGCTGCGTGAAAAACTGCATCCGTTCTTCCTCCCGTTTCACGGACATCTCGAAGGCTGTCCGGATTCCTTGTTTCCGCGCGCTGGCCTCCTCCCGGTCCAGTTCTTTTGCCCGATACATCCGGTAAAGGGATTCTAGGCAGTAGTAGCAGTATTGCTCTGGCTGTGTGCTGAGCTTTGACAAGGGATTTTTATCCTGCCGGACAATTGCCTTTTCGATTTCGTCAAACGTCATCCTGCATACCTCCCTCCTCCAGACCGAGATACCATTCCAACACTCGCACTGCGCTCTCCCAGCCGTGACATACCTCGCAAAAGTTTCCCTCCTGCATTAGTTCCCGAATCCACCATTCTTGTTCTGGGCTCGTTCTTCCGGTTTCCGCCTTCATCTCAATATATAGGCTATGATAGGCTCCCCGGGCGACAGGGAGATGCAGGTCGGGTACGCCTTTTTTAACGCCCTGTTGCTTCAAATGCCTCGCCTCGACCGCATCTCTGTTCCCGCCGTTCGGGATGTGGTGCAGCAGCTTCAAACAAGGCCACTTTCCCCGGACGGAAGGCTGCGCCGCCCACTTGAATACATACGCCTGATGTTGCGCTTCCGTCATGACGCCCGCCCCCTGTATGACAGCGTGCGGCTGAGAATCTGGCTTGCCTGTAGCTTGGTCAGCCCCTCCGGTTTAAACCCTTTGCACCGCCGCCTGACCAGCTGGAGCTGCTTTTCGCTCGCCGGTTGGTTTCCCCACCGCCTGGCACGCTCCAGATCCCAGATATACCGGCTCTCTGCATATTCGGCGCATAACGTCTGGTACACGCAGTCGAGCGCCTGCTGCATTTCCATCCGCCGGCCGTTATACCGTACCCGTCCAAGTTCGTCCGGGCAAGGGATCATGATACGCCTGCGCTCCGGCAATGAGCAGACCAGAGATCCGTCCGGCATGCGGAACCAGTTGACATTGTGCGTGTTGTAAGCCTGCTCTCTTGCCCAGAGGTCCACAATCTCTACATTGCGGATCCAGCTCTCCGGGCAGTCTGCCGCACGCAGGGCCTTGTCCGGCAGCTCGAACAACATGCCTTCAAGATCTGTCTGCCGCTCCTGTGGGACTTGTTCCAGGTCGATTCCCAGCAGAGACGGAGCTGTGCAGAGGCTCGCTTTCCCGGTAATGCCCACACAGTCAATGAGGTTGAGATTTTTCTTTCCGGGATGTAGCCGCAGCCCTCGCCCCACCATCTGGGTATACAGGGTATCCGACTGCGTTGGTCGGGCTATGATAACCGTTTCCACCAGCGGGATATCCGTCCCTTCGGTGAAAACCATACAGTTGACCAAGCAGGGGATTTCCCGGCGGGTGAATCGCCCGATAAGTTCCGCCCGATTTTTTGTCTCTCCTGTGATTGCCACGGCTCCGGGAATTCTCCCAGCGATTTCATTTGCCTGGCGGACGGACACTGCAAAGATCAGCGTTGCCCCCTGCGCTAGTTTTTTGTGGGCTTCCGCGATCGCATCGGCCGTACCTTCCATCGCTTCCTCCAGTTCTCCGGGAGCATAATCTCCGCATCGGCTGTGGACGGACCGCAGGTCAAAACCGATATTCACCCGCCGGCAGGAAACATCCGAGAGATAACCATTCCGGATTCCCCAACGTAAGTCACGCTGGAAGATAATTTCGGAGAAGACATCGTCCAGCCGGACATTATCCGCACGGTTCGGGGTAGCCGTAAAACCCAGCAGTAACCGCGGGCGGAAGTATGTAAAGATATTCCGGTATGTATTTGCAGCCGCATGGTGCGCCTCGTCGCAGATAATGACGTCAAAATCATCCGGTAAGAACCTGTGGAGCCGCCGCGCCATGCTTTGTACGGACGCGCTGACAACCTCCTCACCGTTGCTGTGTTCCGGTCCCCGTTCAATCCCGAACGGGCAGTCAAAATATTCTTCCGGCTGATGGACCAACTCCTCCCGGTGGGAGAGGATCAGCATGCGCCCGTGCCGCGGAAGGTTTGCAAAGGTTACGGTTTTGCCGAGACCTGTCGCCATCTGGATGAGGTATGCGCCCGGCTTCTGTGCCTGAATGATATCAATGCATTCCTTCTGATAATCCCGCAGGTTCATTTCCGTTCACCGCCTTCCCGTGGATGAGTTTTGCAAGATCAAGCAGCATGGAGGCTTCCTCCGCCGTATATGCAACCGCGCCGTTTCCAAACAGGATGCCCACAATTTTTGCCGCGTCTTTTGCAATGCATGCCATGCGGTATGGCGGGATTTTGTATCCGGAGCGCTCCAGGATCGTTTGGATATCTTTCTCATTTGCCATCATTGTTCCTCCTTTTGTGTGGGACTGTGGGAATGTGTGGGACAGCCTGTCCCACGGAAAAGAGCTTGTATCTGCGTGGATTGCGGGTATGTGTGGGACTGTGGGACAAATTCCTCAAAAACTCTCTACGCGCGAGAGGATATTTTTGGGGGAGCGAAAAGAATAGAAAATATATTTCCATATATACATGTGTGTGCAGCGTCCCACATGTCCCACAGTCCCACAGGCTTGCACCTGCGCGGTTTGGGGGCCTTTTTTGTCCCACGTGCGTCCCACGTTGTCCCACAATCATAGTTCTTCAAAATCATCGTCCGGCTCCTGTTCCTGCGATAAGCGCATTACCACGCACTCCGTCAAAACGCCGTTTACCCGTTTCCCACGGGTATTGTTGCGCCCGCGGGTTTGGATTAGCCCCCGTTCCCGCAGCCAGGATAGCAGTGCGGTGGATGAGAACCCCGCATCCTCCGCCGCCCTTCGAAAGACAGATCCAATCACATAGGCCCATTCCCCGTGCTCATCCAGTACGCCGTAAACTTCTCCCTGCTCCACGCCGGGGCGCAGCCGGTTCGCATTCTGGCTTACCCAGTCACACATATACCGGTAACCGCGCTCCCCGGCGGACACTGCTGCCCGCGAGGCAAGGAAACGAGAGATTTCGGTTATGGTCAAGGCTCTGTCATCCTGAAAGATCCACTCTGTGGCAAGTTGGTCGGCCGCAATGATGACGGCCGCCGCCATAGCCTGCTTCTCGGTGGTGTCGTTATCGGACAGCTCCTTAAAAGATTGTCGGTAGAGAGCCGCAGCACGCAAGGTGTTTTCCTCCCGGTAAAGCCGATGGACAAACTCCCGCCCCGCAAACCCGTAGTTTTTCTTGACGGCGCTGCTCACCGCATGGCCGTCTTCAATGATCTTTTCACTGTTTTTACACTCGATCTCAATGACGCGGTTGACCGCGCCGGCGCCGCTGCCCGCGTTTGTGATCGGCGTCTCTCCGGTGGTGAGGATACAGTTCGCCCAGGTTGGCGTGCGGTCGATTCCCCCTGTCTTGGTACCGCGGGTACGGCCCACACCCTCCGCCAGTGCATACACATCGAACATGAGCCGGCCGCGGCTGTCCCGGGCAAGCTGCAACTCGTCCACCATTAACGGAAGGTGGTTGAGGAAGGCAGCGAGCTTCTCCCGGCCAACCAGGGTACTGTTAAATGTCTGTATGTACCGGCCCATCTCCGGGCTGCCCCAGACGGACGCGGCAAGCATAAGGGCGACCGTTTTGCCGGTACCGCTCTCGCCACCCCACAGATGGACAAAGAACGGCAGGCTCCCGCACGGAGCCACCAGTACACTTGCAAAGCTCGCCGCGAGCACTACCCGCACCATAACATTGCCGCGCCGTGCAGCAAGTGCTACCTCCATCCATTTATCCCGGCTCCCAGCTCTTTTGATGCTCTCGAAGATATTGCGGAAGTTTGCGTCCCCGTCGAAGATCAGGCCATCCACATAGGGGGAAAAGCCTTCGTTTTCAATGTATCCCAGCCGGGAGACGCTGCGGCGCTCCGGGATGAGAGCATAATTCATGTTCTCCATATCGGAGATATATTTCACCAGGGCACGGGCGCTCTCGCTGGTTACGGCGATGCCCTGATCTGCGAGCTGGAGGATCTTTTGATTGCTGGCAAGCACGCTTTTATCTGCAATGATCTCCCGCCAGCGGCGGTCCCCTTTGCAGAAGGCAAGCTTGAGCTTTTCCACGCCCGTATCGATATTCACCAGCCGCTCTACCGGCATCAAAGGGTGGGGGCACGCCTCCTCCACGCCATAGACCGCTTTCCGGGTGACGCCCCAATCATCTGCACGCCATTCTCCGGTGTCCAGCTCCAGGGGCTGCCCTGTAAAGCTGGTAGTATTCTCTACATAGACGGTGCTGGATTCTTCCCGCTTGGATTCAATGTATTTGCGTAGCATGCGTTTGAATCCGCCGGCGCCCAGCCCCAATTTTTTTGCGTATTCCGCCATCTGGTTGACGGCGACCTCCTGCTCGAACGGGTTCTCAATGGACAGGATGGCCTCATATGGCGCTGGGGTGTTGAAATCCTCCTTCTGAAACTCCTGCGTACCGTTCACCTCCAGCGGTTCTCTTCAAACCAGTAATTTTCCAGGTAATCCAGCCGCCCAAGCAGGGCGGCGTATTGCCCCCACAAGGGGCTCCCAGGCGGCGGCAACGGCATGGAACGGATCCTCTCCGCCTCTCGGCATCTTGCCTCGTATTCCGACCGATACCGCCTACGCGCCGCCTCTTTCTGCCTCCAAACCTTATCCCTGCGTACGGCATCGTTCGGATCTTCCGGACCGTCCATCAAGCCAAGCCCGAATTCCCTATCCAGTTTTTTTGCGGCCTGGAAGGGGGACAAGCCAAACAGCCTTGCTGTGAAATCAATGACGCTGCCGCCCTCGTTGCAGACAAAACACCACCATCCGCCGCTGCCATCGTAGAGCCGGAGGGAAGGGTTTTGGTCGTCGTGGAAAGGGCAGCGGATCCTCCCGACCCGGTCCGGCTCAAATCCATACCGGGCAGCGGCGTCCCGCGCGGAAACTGCCTCCTTGATCGCACGAAAAGTGTCCATTACCCTGCATACCCGGCGAGCGTATAGTCGACGATCTGCGTGATCACCTTGCTAGCCTTACAGTAGTCGCAACGATTGCAACGCGTTGGCTCCTCCCGGCCCTCCTTGATCGCCTGATAAACCGGGGCCATTTCACGCACAACGGCAAGGCAGGCGTCCAGCCGTTCCTGTGGGATATGCAGCAGGGCGATATCCGGGCTTTCCTCCTTGGTGGCGGCGGCGATAAAGAAGGGGAGCCGGTGTCCGGTCTCCTGCCGCACAATCTCCTGGTAGATAGCGCCCTGAAAGTCATACCCCCAATATTCCGCGAAGGGGACATATCTGCGCTCATCCGGCTCCCAGACGTTCCGAAAATCTTTCATGACTTTCAGATCCACGATCGCCTTGCCGGGATGGTAGCTATCCATCTTGATTTTAAAGGGGACCCCTGCAATTTCCCCGGTTTTGATCACCTGCTTTTCTCCGGAGAGATATCTCATAAGCATGGGATCGCGTTCAATCCGGGCGATGACAAGATCCGCCCGCCGGTATTCCGCCTTCAGCGAGCCTTGCTTGGTGAAGATTTCCGGGTTTTGCTCTTTGAAACGGTCAAGCACCTCCTCGAAATATGCGTCCACGTAGGAGCCCACCAGCAGGAAGGTAGATCTTGGCTCCTCCCACTCTCCGCGCAGTCTGGCAAGAGCGCTTTCCTCGCAGGCGCGGAAGGCCTTGAATTGGCTGGCGCCCATGTATGCTGCCTGGGCTTCCGGAGAGAAATATGTATCAGATGTCAGGTTCATATCGTTCGTTCCTTTCTTCGATAAACTGGTCGATGAGCAGGTCAATATCTGGCTCCGACGTGTCTTTAAAAGCGTGGCAGCCTCCGCAGCCCGTACATTCCCGCTGTGGGGAGAAGAGGCAAGGGTATGCCATCACTTTGCCTCCCGCAGCTCTGCGCGCAGGGCATCAACCTCCTTGCGCAGCTGCACAATCTCCTGCTCCTTTGTTTGGAGGAGAAGCTCCATCGATTGCAGCTTGTATTCCAAAGCGCCGACATATTCCTCGATTGCCTTGACAATATGCTTCACGGGATTTCCTCCTCTCCGGCAAGCACGTCCGGAATGTCCGGTTTTGCCTGTGCAACATCCTCAACCTCTTCCGCCGTCTGCACGCCCATGAGCGCTTCCGGGCAATGGACGCGGGCAAAGAAAGCGGCCGCACGATAAGCGAGCATAAGTTCCGGGATATTGCGCCACTTTGGGTTTGACGTCCATCCCTCGGCCTTCGCCATTTCCATTGTGACGAGGGGCCCTTCCACCACCTCGCCTGTGTCCAGCCGGATAGCGGTCACGCGGCAGCCGCGGGAAGTGGTTCCTTTATCGCCGGTATATGTATGTCGGACTTGCGCAAACTTCCCGCAGGACTGGATAAGGGCCATGCAAGCCTGCCCAGCCCAGGAGGGTTTGCCCTTGACGACATACAGGTTTTGCATGACCATCAGGGGCGGTACACCCATACGGTTTGCCATATCTATGGCAACCATACAATCCTCGGGTTTGTTCCGGTAAGCTTCCGGGATAATTGTTGTTTTTGAGAAGGCGGTTGCCACACGCACCAGCTGGTTAAAGCCTTCCTTATCTGCAAAGACATTGGCGGGCAGGCTGTTCGTTACGGCCTGTAGCTCCTGTCCCCGTTGTTCATTCTGTTTCACTTTTTTGCCTCCATTCTTGACTTCCAGCGCCCCCAATGCTACACTGTAGCTGTAAGGATCGCCTTATTTGTTCGGGTTTTCTTACGTGCCGCTTCTGACAATTGCCGTGTCGGGAGCGGCGGTTTTTGTGTTTTGGGCAAGCAACCGTCTAGCTGACGCC